ACCCCATGGTGGGGTCACACGGCGTACAAACCTGGAGGTTTTTGTATGATTGAGAAGACTCGTCTTGGATCGAAACAGCTCTACCCACCTGTGCAAGTCTACAGCATATACAATGCTGGGGAGTGCATGATGGATGAGGCGATAGCAGGACAGGGTGGCGTCATCCCGGAGATTACCGAGATGTGGACCACTTCTGTCGCTAACAAATCTGTCATACGGTATGAGAATGGGGGCATTTTTAACCCTTGTGATCACACGTATGACAAGCTAACGCTTAGCCCTGAGTGCTGGAGTCAGCGCCATGGCTACTGTTCGAGGAGGTCTTCAACCGGCGAGATATTTTCGTCCGGTTGGCGGGGTGTCCCGCAGCCTGAATACCCTACCGCGCCCCCCAGTTACGTTGTTACTGAGGAGATGCGAAAAAGGGCTTGGGCCAAGATCTACCCTGAGATAAACGACGGCCTCAACTTGGCCGTAAGCCTTTTCGAGTTCCGCGATGTTGCGAGGCTCGTTAAGTCTTTGCAGTCTCTTGCCAAACTCCTTGATACACAACTAAGGGATTTGTCCAAGAGTCCGCGCGATCATCTCACCAAGTTGGGGGAGTATTTCCTAGCCTACCAATTCGGCATAAAGCCAATTGTTAGGGATTTCCTTGGGATTGCTGAGCGTCTGATCGATTTGAAAAAGACGCTTGCCGATTTCAAGGCTTTAGGAAAAATACCCAGGAACTATCACTATCGTGAAGAACTTGGGTCCTCCCTCAGTAAGTCGTTGTCATCCCACGGGTACATATATACGCGGCATACCGCTACGTACAATGCGACCTGCAGGATGATTTTCGACTATGAAGTCCCTGAGTTTTTCGAGGGGCTTCTACGAGTCGGTGGGCTGCGTGTTAATGCAGCTACGGTTTGGGAAACCATTCCGTGGAGTTTTGCGATCGACTGGATTGTTAAAGTCCAGGATTTTTTGGAACAATTCGATCGCGATCCTCGCATCACCCTTCATGTTATAGCCTACTGTGACACCATAAAATCGGTGAATCAGAAAGCTTACACAAGGTCCGATGACTCGGACTGCTTCGTCCCTGTATGGCCATCTATGGCCGACACGACGCTTGCACATGAAGGACTCAATCCTGTGACCGATGATTCTCGGCCACTGTGGGTTTGGAAACGAACCCAGTACAACCGCGTTCCGGGAATCCCCAATACGGGGTACGCCCTTCCTGTTTTCGACGGTTCTCTGTCGAACACCCAGCTGGTGCTGGGAGGAGCCCTGTGGCTCCAACAGACCCGCAGTTAAACCAGGCCTTAACCGGCCCCCCAATAGTGGGGAACAATTAAGTAAGGACTATCTATGTTGACTGACCAGATTACCCTCGCCGACTCTGAAGCAGCGGACCACGTGTATACCCTCTCTTTTCGTGAGGGGTACAACTCGATCCGCCGTGAAGACGGTGTGTCTTCCGACCAGGGCTCAGCCCTGGAAGTGAAGAACACCATCGACATTTCGTCCACCAAGCCCAACCGCCACCTGATCAAGGTGACGTGTGCGTGGCAGGATGAGGTGACTGGCATCTATGAGCGGGTTACTGCTCATTGTGTCATCACCCGTGATAAGGGTCTCTCCGACGCTGACGTTATTTCTGTCGTCACGCGTTTGGGGGATTTCCTTGTGGACGATGCCATGGTCGCGAAAGTGCTGCTCGGCGAAAGCTAAGCAGCACAAACTCCCGGCTTCCATCACCTGCAATGCTTTCGCGCTACAGGTGGTGGACGCTGGGAGTGCCCTCTTATAGGGCTAGCGCCATGTCGGTGTGGGTAATTAATGATTGGTCAGCATAGGCCGGAGGAAACGCATGAAAAGCGAGACCCTTTTGCCGGATGTCCTAATCGTTAATTCACTAACGGCGTTAATTTCTGACGCCGGAAACCAGTTCCAGGTTAGTACGCGCTACCAAAACCTCGACGTTACGTACGTAAAGTCACGTATCAACGCCGAAGGCATAGGTTTCGCTACGAAGACATTACCCAAATTCGGCAAGCACTTTGACAGTGCGCTGCAGACTGGGTACTTCTCATCTTTTCCGGCGTTTAAACGTCCGGGTAAGAGCGTTCTCCCATGTTTCTTGAGTGGGTTGACGCAGAAGATCTTCGCGCTAAATGGGACATTACTGGATAGCCCAGACGTTGACGCAATTCGCGTTATACGCCAAATCTCCTATATGTTCTATAAACTGGAGATGGACTATCCCAAGGAGCTTATTGATGGGGTTATCAGAGGATTCGCGCAAACGGACGATGAACTGGGCCAGTTGGACCCTTTTCATCATTCGCACTATTGCTACGCTTATTCTGCGTCGCAGGTAGTGAAGCAGCTGTTTACCGGGTTCGACTGGAGGGATATTATTCCCCAGCCGGGCCCGGGTGTAACAGCTGACAAGCGTGAAAACTTTGAGCGCTGGGAACCTCATGTGAAGTATAAAGGTCTCCACAGCGTCTATCCGTACTCGCAATATTTTTATGCGAATGCGAAATCCCTGTTGAAACAGCTCCATGTGTACAAAAAACTTACTGCTTTAAATGTGGGTGTTTCTAAACTTGCGCTTGTCCCTAAGGACTCGCGCGGGCCAAGGATCATCTGCACTGAGCCACACGAATTCATGTGGTTCGAGCAGGGGTTGGGCAGGGCCATGATGGCCCACCTTGAAAATCACCCTCTAACGGCTGGTCAAGTTAACTTTACTGATCAGTCCGTGAATGGTGCCTTAGCCCTTTCATCGTCCAAAACTGGCAAATTTGCCACACTGGACATGAAGGACGCTTCGGATCGGATATCGCGTATACTCGTTGAAGCTATTTTTGACGAGGTACCCGGTCTCCTCAAGGCCCTTCTGGCATGTACAACCGACTACGTGAGGCTTCCCGATGGTACTTGTATACAAAAAAACAAGTATGCATCCATGGGCTCTGCCTTATGTTTTCCGGTCATGTCAGTTGTACACTTTGCGTTAGCTGTGGCGGCTATACAACATGCCACAGGGGAGTCAACCAGGGCGATAGCGAAATCGGTGTTTGTGTACGGTGATGACTTAATAGTCAAAACCGAGCACGCACCATTGCTCCTTGAGGTGTTTCCACTTTTCGGGTTGAAATTTAATCCTACAAAGTGTTGCACCCAGGGGCGATTCCGCGAGTCCTGCGGCGTAGACGCATACAATGGCGTCGACGTCACTCCACAACGCGTGAAGACACACGCGATCCTACGAAAGGACCCCGCAAGTCTTAAGCACTTTCTCGCTGTTTTTCACGGCCTGTTTGACCGTGGATTATGGCGAACTGCGAAAGTGTTTCAAGATGCCGTACTCCGTGAGATGGGGGATCTCCCCTGTGTCACGAAGGATTCGGCTGCGGTGGGCTGGATAGTACCTAGACACCAAGTTGAGCTCGCCAATGCGGCGAACTTGAAATGGTGGTCCACCTACCAATCGCTGTCGTTAAAGGTTCGGTTAATAAAAACCCGACCCCACGCCAGCATGGTTGGAGGTGATCCTAGGTTGCTTCGATCGTTATCTTCAACGGTTGAAGCGTCCGGCACCTTGAGTAGACGCTGCCACACAAAACTTGTGTGGAAGCGAATTCCCTTGTCTGCCCTTTAATGGGGCATATAGTACCGGGGTAGCGGCGCACTGAGCGTGTGACCGCCAGGAAGCCAC